GTCTTGTAATACTTTACCTTGTTTAGCACTTAAAACTTTTGTTCCATCATCAGTTGTAACATTATCTACGATATCACTTGTAGGAATTGCCCCAATTTCACTTGTAGTTACACTGTGAGGGTTACCACTTACTATCAATGAATGGTCATAGGCTAATTTTCCCCTATCACCTCGATAAGCAGTATTTGCATCTTCCCCTAATGCTAATGCTGGATTAATTTGAACATACCCTGTCCCATCCCACCTATATGATGTATTGGTATCAAGGTCAACATAAATTTTTCCTGTTTCCCCTACTGCAGGAAAGTCTACATATTCATCAAATTCTTCATAGGCTATTTTATCAACCTTGCCATCCTCCAACACTTTACCTTGCTTTGCACTCAATACCTTTGTAGCATCATCAGTTGTTAAATTATCTGCAATATCTGCTATTGCCACTGCACTTGCTTGAGCAGCAGTAACACTATGAGGATTAGTTATATCTGCTTCATGGGCATCAATTTCAGTTTGTAATCTTTTTTCAACACCATCAATTATTCCTTGTTTATTTACTACTGTTATACTCATTTTGTATCCCCTTTCTTGTCTATTTCACTTTGAACTTGCATAGATTGATTGTGTATATTTTGTGCACCATCTATTTTAGCAACATCATTACTGTTCATATTACTACTATAAAATTTATCAAGATAATCTTTGCTAAGTTCATATGCCTTTTGTGGGTCACTAAACAATCCACAATTCTTAAATGCTAATAATGGGTGTATTCCTGCTTTTAACATATTTAATAACCCTTGTGTTTTTACAAGCAAATTATCTGTTCTATTTCTAGAAAACCTAATATCTATTTCACCTAATTTTACATCTTTTAATTCAGGTGGTGAAGTAACAACCTTACAAATTGCAAGTACAAGTTTTAATAATCTTTTTTCACTTTCAGTTTGAATTGCTTCTACTGATTTAGCTTCACTTTCAGCATCAGTCCAACCTTGACCAATAATTAATGATTCACCTGTATTATCTCTTGCATCAGCAGTTCTTTGTGGAACATTACATAATGTAAGAGCCATTCTTATCATATCATCTTTAAATATTTGTATATCAGATTGTTGAAGTGAAGTAGTTATTACATCAATATCAGCATTTACCCCTGGGGCAGTTTTTGCAACTATTGCCCCACTCCTTTTAAACTTTTCATAATCTTCAAAAGAAATATCAACATTTATAAACTTCATAAACCATTGAACTGCTTGAACAACATCATTCATTCTATCACTACATAATAAGTTTAAATTATCTAATAATGGTAAAATGTGTTCAAAAGCCCCTTGCCCAAGATTGTCATAATTAAATTCAATTATTGGTATTTGCCCTAAAATATTTGGAAACACCTCTAATGAAGTTATATTAAAATCTTTATCAGAAATAGCAGTATAAACAAAATTATTACTATAAATTGTCATATTATAATCATCTTCATTTAATTTTGTATAAGTTACTGCTAAATATGGTTCTTTTTTAAAATCATTTGTGTATGCAATAAATGTATTTCTTGGATCAAGAGTGTACAAATTAAATGGTATATCATCATTATTATTATCAGTTGGTAATGCACATTTATAACCCACACCACCAATAATAGTCCACAAACCACACTCTTGGTCACGATTATGTTTAAATCTTTCTTGGAAGAACTCATTAAGTAATAATACTTTTTTATCTTTTTCTTCCTCATATTTTTCTTTTTCTTCTTTTTCTCTTGCTGAATTACCATTACTATTTTTAATTAGTAAAATAGGCTCACCCCAAATATAGCCAGTCTTAAAGTTTGTAATATATTTAGCAAGATTTTCAACACACATATTATTTATTTCAGGCCTAATTATTTTATCTTCCCTTGTAAGAATTGGTTGAATACCCCTTACATAATTATACAAGTAATTAATTTCTTCCCTGTTATCCTTATGTAATTTAAAACACAATGCTAAATATTCTTTTAACTCTTTGGGGGTTAATTGATTATTTCCAGTTTTGGGGGTTAAGAAAATTGGTCTCCTCCCAAATAAATTTCTTCTACTACTACCAGTAGTAATAGCCATCATGTCATCCCCATTAAAATATGAATTCATTTTTCACCTCTAAATTGGTCGTTTAATTATTTCAACGCCACTATATTTTTTAAATGCTAAGTTTACTAAACCAGCCATACTATCTGGTGCATCATCATTTTTGTTAGTTGTTGAGGTTGTAAAACTGGTTAAGTTTCTCATAAAATCATTATATTCTTTATCCCTATATTTTTTATCTTTGTAATAACAACTAGCAATTTCAGGACTTACTTGTATGATTCTACTCATCTTTGATGTTGTTGTTGGTGCTTTTAAAGAAGTTATGTTTATTCTAATTCCTGTTTTGTTCCTAATTAGTTTTGAAATATCATCACCATATTCCTCGCCACCATTGTTCGCCTCAAACCTTATAGCAGTTGGTAAATTTTTCATTATTTTACCTACAACAAGGGGTTTAGTAATGGTTTTATTTCCCTTACTAAAAACAACATCGTGTATATATAATTTTTCACCATATTTATACCCAATAGGGGCACTTAAATAATCCCCACCACCAAATGCAACATCCACAAACATATAAATACCATCAGGTACGCCTTGTGGTAAAACACCATTATAGTATTTTAAAGTATTTTCAGGGAATAAAATTCCTTCTCGTTCTATTGGTTCATTCATGTATAGACAATTCCAAGAAACACTGTCTAAAACATTTCTCATATCATGAAAATAACACGTAGCAAACCCAACACCATAATCATAATCAAAATTACTTTCATCATTTTCATTTAGTGCTGGTAATGAGATAAATTTCATTCTTTTATTTTCACGATTTGCATTTTGTATTCTACCAATAACATCTCTAATTGACCATCTTGTTGCTATATGTATTTCTTTACAATTTTTCTTTTTTCTTGATTTTAAATCATTTGTATATTTTGACCATAAAGAATCTAGTCGTTCTGCATTAAGTGCTTCCTCAATTCCACTAACTAAGTCATCACAATAAAGGTATTTTTCACAACGGGTTGAACCTGTTAAACCACCACCAATACTTCTACAAGTCAGTGATTTAAACCTTTTTGGTTTACCTAAATTTATAGTTTCATCCTTACTATTTGTAGATTCAACTTCTATATTTGGGAAAATATCTTTATAAAGATATTCACCATCTGTAATTAGTGATAATACTTGTTCAAAGAACCCCCTTGTTAATTTATCTCCATGAGCAGATGCTAAATTACAAGAATCAGGGTATTTGCCCATAATCCAAGCAAGAAAGAAACAACCAAGAGTAGTTTTCCCTGTTCCTGGAGCCATACTAATAGATAATAAATCATATTTATCATCTTCCAAATCTTGCAAATAATCAACTAATTTTTTAAAAGTTTTTCTTCGTGGTAAATAAAACCTTTTTTCAGGTGCTCTTTCCCACTCCATATAAATTAAAAAACTTTCAAATTCATAAGGTGCATCAAATAAATAAGAAAGTTTGTTTAGTCTATAAAAGTTTTTCATATTTTCGTAAGTTTGAGGGTTTCCATTTTTGTCAGTTCTACAACAAATTCCACTTTGTTTTTTAACAATTTTATTTAAACTGTGTGCTTTCTTGAAATCTTCTTTTTCAATTAAACGACACATAGAAAATAGGTTATTAACATTATTGAAATCATACAAATCTGATTTCAATAAAATATCTATGTACTGTAAGTTAGTCATCTAAGTAACTCCTTAATTTTATGTTTTTAGGGTGTTTTATTAAAAATTATTAACAAGTTAACACCCTGAATAAACCGAGATATTTAATTTGTAAATATCTAAACAAGAACATCATTATGTTCAAAAAATGACACAAAAGTTATAGTCCTTGTTGATAATTTTGCATTAATATAGCACTAATTTAACAATGAATAAGTATTAGTTATATTAATTATTAGATAAACATTGTTGACTTAATAATATGTCCTTACATTATATATTATACCATAAAAAC